CAAGTCAGAACAAATCCATCAGCAATCTGTTCATCATCCAAGAATGATTGTTCTGAATTATCTACGGTGCCAGAGATGAGTTTTCCTGCACAAGACGAACAAGCACCTGCGCGGCACGAGTATAGCATGTCAAGACCTGCTTCTTCTGCTGCTTCAAGAATGTATTGATCATCAGGGCACTGAATAACAGTTTCAGTGCCATCGGGGGATTGAAGAGTAACGTTGTATGTAGTCATCAATAAGTTTCGCAAATTTTCTCTACGGATGCTGCCAACAGTACGAAGAAAGCAACCGTTGTCATTGTAAACAGTAGTGCGGTCATAGTCAATCAATTGTCAGAGAATGCCAGGAATAATTTGACCAGTGGTGAGATAAGCACCAACACCAGCAACGAAACCAAGCATTGCCAGACGTGCGTTGAGGATCTCTGCCTCAGGGGTGAATCCGAATTTCATAGTTGTTCTCCTATCAGAAAATTCCAAAGAAAAGTTTGCCAGTGGCGAGGTAAGATACAGCACCAAAGATGATGCCCATCATTGCCCAACGACCATTATACATCTCAGTCATTTGCATCGGGGTCAGGAGACCTTTACGGTTATACTCTTGGTAAACCATCTCTGGTTCCTTCGCCCACATGTTTTGTTGACCATATTCGTTTGAGGTGACAGTCATGTTAGGTTGTTAAGTTTTGTGACAGACTTTACTATATAGGTTTCCTTAAGGTTTGTCAAGTGTTGAATGTTATGACATCGCCACCTGCAGCGCCAGAAAGGTAAGATCCGTTACCATATAGATTCCAGTCCACAGGACCAGCAGCAACAGCACCACTGAAACTGATGGTGTCATACCCACCAGCACCATTATCACCAGCAAGAGCACCCCAATACTGGGTAGAATCACTCACTTCTGGGGTAGGTTCAACATAGTCCTTGGCAATACGCTGAAGACCAAGGAAGTGACGCCACAGTTCACTTAGAGTATTATCATTGAAGTCTGGGTCATCCAGAGCAGATTTAAATGCCACGCGGGCGGCGTCACATGCTGCCTGAAGGTCTTGTTTAATTGTCATCATCATCTCCTTTAATGTAGCAGGGGACCGTATCTGGGTCCAACCATTTTGTGTATTCAAAGTCTTCGATGGCAGTCATAAACTGCATCTGATTGTCGCATAGATACATGTCACGATAGCGACCTGTATATGAGTCTGCTTTTTGGATACGGAAGTCGGGTTTACCATTGATTTCAAGGGTGCCTGCTTCCACATATCGGTAGGGGAATCGGGTGCTAATGACCTTAACTGCCAAATTCGTCTCTCCAACGTTGACTCAGGTATTCTAGCACATCCTGACGCCACTCCATCAACTCGTTGTAGCACTTTTGATTGTGGGCGCACTGGCGCAACTCTTGGTCTGGTTTGTGGACTGATTCAATAAAGAGTCCTAGAGCGTCTCTACGCTTGATTTGTTTTTCGTCTGTCATGTGTAGGAAAACCAACCAGTAATTATAACTTTTTCAGATTGCTCGCTCACCCTACCCCTATGGTGATGCGTCCAATCTGCTGGCCAAATGACGGTGTAACCTTTCTGTGCTGGCACATACTTGTTCTGATGATACCATTCAGTGCCACCATCAGGCACATCATTTAAGTATGTCATAAAGACTAAGTGTCTATAAACATTGCCTGGTAATGCATTAGACCTTTCAGTATGCCATTGTTTAAATCCCCCGTTAGGTGGATACCATTGCATACTTAAAGGTTCGACTACAGAAAATCGAGAGGTCTCACAAAAAGGAAACCTCTCGATATACTTATTCAATACACCTTGCAATGCCCCCATATAGTTTTGAATATGAGGTAACGATAATTGAAAGGGGATGTGTAAGTCAATTGACTCTTTGTAGTCTCGGTCCACTACCACATCCCCATGCCTCAGCACTTGACCCTCATGGGTATGGAGGATCTGTTGACTATGCCAGAATTGAAATAGACCATCTACTACAGAGTCATCAATAAAATCCCCCCAGATAAAATCTGAAATGGGGGATGCGATTCTTCCTTTGTATACTGTTATTTCTTCTTGCATAATCGAAGGGGGGTTATCCCGACCAGGGTGAGTTTTGTGCCATCCCAAGGCAGGGTCATTTGACTCCACCAGGGTAAGATTTACGTCGTTTCCAGGACGCCATCAGCAATCATGCTATCTATTAGAATCGAATAATCTTCTTCAACATCAATACCCCAGAAATGAATTCCACGTTTATCACTATAGAAGCGACAAAGTTGGGTGAAGAGTGATGGATACTCTGTGTCAAGGGCGACGATACCATTGACAGCATCCTTAAGAACCTGGAGCCTATCTCCGAAACGATCTCTAACAGTCATGACTGCTCTCCTATTTTGTTTTTTACCCCACAAGGGGGAGTGGGAAGTATCGGATTCGAACCAATGACTTACTGCTTGTAAGGCAGCCACTCTACCGCTGAGTTAACCTCCCACGACGATCCAGGTAGGATTCGAACCTACGACCGACTGCTTAGAAGGCAGTTGCTCTAATCCTCTGAGCTACTGGACCAGAAAAGTTAACCCTCTACTTCTTCATCAAATAGTGTGCGTCTTACAGTGCATACTTTACCACGCATGTTGTATGAAATAATGCTACGTCTAATGTCCGATGTATTCTCTTTTGCTTCGTGACCGATTGTAGATGGAAAGATAATCATGTCGCCTTCCTTTACTGGTGGACAAAAGGATTCCAGTCTTCCACTCCAAGGGTTAAGGAATGGAGAATAGAATGTTGTTGCAGTATGAACCTCAGGGTCATACTCAAGATAGATTACAGAGGACCAACCACTGTGTCCATGATTATGTATACCGTGCTTGTTGCCCTTGTATGCGGATTGAAACCACATGTCTGTAAACTCTATCTTCATACCATTAGTAAACTCCCTAAGGTATGGTGTGATGATGTCGATAACTACATCTGCATATGGGGGCAGTGGGTCAGTCCTTTCTTTATGAAAGAAGTCCGTGTATACCTCCCCATTACTTTCTAGGTGAGTATCGTCTAAGTCTGGTAGACAATCTAGTATTCTTTTTTTGTTTGTCTCCCAATCATCAATGCTATAGTGGATGATTGGGACAGAAAACATACTGTGCAGTGTCATAGGCATTCTTGAGTTTCACGAATCTTACTGGCAATTGCTTCGGCATTTGCTAGGTTTCCCTGCTCAATGTCGATATGCAACTGGTCAATAAGAAATTCAATCATCTGATTCAGAAATTCATAGTCTTCTGAATAGTTGTCACCTTCTTGAAAGTCCAACTCAATCCCCCTCGACTACCTTGTAAGTATATAGGATCAAGATGGGAGTGTCAACCCTTAAAATTGCGGATAAACCACTCAGCATCCACTACCACAAGTGGTTTCTTTCTATTCTTCTTCATGAAGAGGATTGGAGTGTGGTCTCCAGCGTTGGCACATGCCTGGTCATACGCTTCGTATACATTAAGTCTCTCAACATTCTTACATTCAATACTGAAAGGAAACTTACTTCTGGCATCTCTAGCCATGATAAGGTCTTCCCCGCCAGCACCCATGCTTCGTGACTCTATATCTTCTGGATGAATATGACGATGCTCAATGAGCATATCTCTCACCCACTGTTGGAATCTTCTTCCTTTTCCTTTTGCACTTTGAGGTTTCATTAATCTGCATATCCATCATCGTCGTCATCAAAACGATATCCAAATCGTTTGTCTTCCGACCTCTGAAGATATTTAGTAGGGTCTTCTTTGATGGCATCCTCAAGACTCTCTGCTAATAATTTGAGGTTGTGCGCAATCAGTTTTACCTTTTCGTAATTCATGATGGCTCCAATAAAAAAGAGGGGAGTTACCCCTCTATCTATATCAACCTCTCATTGCCATTGAGAGTTGTGCTTGTTGCAACTTTCGTTGCTTAATAATTTGCTGACGGATTACATCTAACCAGTTCATTTTGCTACCTCCTGATTTTTGCAGGGGCGGTAGGGGGTGCCACGGTATACATTATTAGGATGTGCTGGTGCATGTGTTTCAGAATACCAGTGCTGATATTCTTGCTTAGGTGTATCAGTATCATACTTTACACCACGGTAAGTTGCGATTGACATTAGGGTTCTCCTTAGTTGGTTAAGTTAAAGAGCGTTCCTTCAGTCGGCTTTTGCGTCTTGGAAACAACCTTTCTTGGTCACTTGTTTAATTTCATATACAAGCTCATTTTTCTGCTTGGCATCAATCATTTCGCTAGCATTAACTCTAGCAACCAACAGTTGTGCCTGTAAGCAAGATAAGAAGATTGCTTCCATAGATGAACGTCCCGTTCCGAGTCGGCTTACTTCCGTCGCTTGTGCGATGAACGTATGAGTATTATAGCATACTCACCTATATTTAATCATTTTCTTCTGTATCTTATGATACCATCTTTACTTATCTTTAGAATTCCTTTGTCTTTCTTCAATTCCGTCCTCAACCGTTTGAGATAACTCAAGTGGTCCCTGATACCAGTTCTCAGGTCTTTCAGCGAGCCAATCACTTTCTCCTGAGTCTCTGACCCATGGTGCTCTGATTCTAATTTCGTCCAATCCCTCAACCTCCGATGGTTTCGATGTGATGATGGGAGCCTGAGTTTCTTTTTCTTCTTCATTCCACTGCTCCACAATTTCTTTTGCTTGTCGGTCAACGTCATCCATAGTCACTTGGACTTTCGTATCCCAATACCATTTCTCTATGAAAGAAAACAGATACTCAAGAATCATATTCCAAGGTGGTGCTTGCTTTGCTATCCACCTTTTGATTCTTTGAATATCTGTCTCTTTCTCTTTATCTAAAACGACTTCAAACTTAAAGTTTAAATCCTGAGAAGGTAGTTGCTCCGACATCCTGTTTGATACCCCCAACGATGTAAGATTCAATCTCTGTTTCTTGAGGTGCGTTTTGCTGCCCTTTGCTATTTAGCCAGTGCTCAGTCCAGGGGAGAGGATTAGTCTTCGCTGGAATATCAAACACAGGGTCAATACCAATAGACTTCATACGACGGTTTGCAATCCATTCCACATACTGCGATAGCAGTCTCTCATTCAAACCAATCATACTGCCATTGGAGAAGAGATAGTTTGCCCACTCCTTCTCTTGGTTCACAGCATCAATAAACATCTGCTTCACAGTCTCTTTCTCCTGCTCAGCGATCAGTTTCATATCAGGGTCATCACCATCTGCCCACTTCTTCAGAATCTTTTGGGTAAGAACAAGATGCTGTGATTCGTCTCTTGCGATAAGAGAGATGATTTTAGCACTGCCCTCCATAAGTTTGAGCTCACCGAATGCAAAAGAGCAAGCAAAAGAAACGTAGAAGCGAATACCTTCAAGGATGTTAACATTAGCAATTGCAAGATATAGTTTACGCTTAATATCTTTCAGGGTTTCTTGAGCAGCATCAACACCCTCAAGGGCATGTTGCCACTGGTTACCAGCAGACCACTCATTAACAGCATCTAAAAATTCATTATATGCAGAGCATACACTCCTGGCACGAGCAAGAATCCTTTCGTCATCAAGCACTGAGTCGAATACTTCAGTAGGGTTTGCATACACATTCTTGATGATGTGGGTGTAGGAGCGAGAGTGAATCTGCTCCATGAATTCCCAAACACCCATGGCACCTTCCAACTCAGGGAGGGAGCAGTAAGGAGAGAATGCCATGCCAGGTCCACGACCTTGCACAGAGTCTAGAAGAATTTGGTATTTAAGATTGGATGTGTAGATATGTTTTTGTTGCTCACTAAGAGTCTTGTAGTCTGCTCGGTCTTTCTGAAGGGAAACTTCTTCGGGTCTCCAGAAATAACCAAGTTGAGTCTGAGTCAGTTTGTCAAAGTCAGGATACTTATACTCATCATATCTCTGCATTCCAAGAGGTGCTCCGAAAAACATAGGTTGTTTTTTAGTGTCAACCTTCTTCTCGTTAAATACCGTTACTCCCATTCTTCCTCCTTAGGATTTGCGTAAGTGCCAAAGTTACTAATGTAATATAAAAATGAATTAATCCTTGGGGCAATACCAAAGGATTCACAAACATCGAGCCAAGACCTGAAGTCTTCCTGCAGGTCTTCACCCAATTCTATTTCAACTTTCCTAGACATTACAAGCGTCACATGCTTCTTCTTCAGTGGTAAGAAGTTCCTCAATCATAGCATCGATATCAACAGCACGCTTGATGTTTTCTTCCACGTCAGGATCTTTCTTTGCATCGTATGTATTCTGGTAGTAAGAAGTCTTCCACCCATACTTGTATGTAGTAAGGAAGTCTGTCGCCATTACTGAAGTAGGAACTTCAGCATTCTCATAATTCTCTGGGTTGTAACTCCAGTTTCCAGAAATCGCTTGATCAAAGAACTTCTGCATAACTGCAACAATATTAATATAACCAGTATTCCCAGGCATATCCCAAAGCAACGTATAGTTGTTTTTAAGAGTTTGATACTGGGGGACAATCTGCTTGAGAGGACCCTTCTTCGACTTCTTAACGGACAAGTAATCGCGAGGTGGTTCGATTCCATTGGTTGCATTTGACACAACGGAACTGCTCTCCGAAGGCATCTGTGCGGACAGTGTGCTGTGTCGGAGACCGTGCTCCAGGATAGATGCCCTAAGACCTTCCCAATCATACTTATATTCAGGTGCTACTAATTCATCAACGTCCTTCTTGTATGTATCGATAGGCATAATGCCATCAGAATACTTAGTGCGATTGAAGGCATCACATGCACCCTTTTCTTTAGCAATCTCATTGGATGCTCGGAGAAGGTAGTATTGAAATGCTTCAGTCAGGTCATGCACCAGGGTAAGTGCTGCAGGGTCATCATAGTGCTCCCCATGCTTCGCCAGGTAGTGTGCCAGACCGATGAATCCAATGCCCAGGGAGCGCCTTGCAAGGGTGCTACGGCGGGCGGCAGCAACGGGATAGTCCTGATAATCAATCAACTCCTCCAGACCCCTCACAGCGAGGTCACAGAGACCTTCCATCTCGTCAAGAGACTTCAGTTTGCCTACGTTGATAGCAGACAGGATGCATAGTGCAATCTCACCATCAGCATCATCGATATGATTGATGGGGTCTGTAGGAAGAGTAATCTCTTGACACAGGTTGGACATGTAAACTTTGTCCTTGAATGATGAGTGAGAATTACAATGGTCAATATTCATGATGTAAATACGACCTGTCTCTGCTCTCTCCTTAAGAAGGTCGAGGATGAGTTCTTGAGCACTAATAGACTTCTTGGGGATGGTTGGGTCTGCTTCGTATTTGGTGTACAGAGAATCAAAATCATCAGTACCAAAAGCGGCGTAAAGACCAGGGACATCATGAGGGCTGAAAAGATGCATAGATTCATTCTTGATGAATCGTTCGTAGAAGAGCTTGCTTGTTTGTATGCTGTAATCAAGTTTCCTAACACGGTTGTCCTCAGTTCCTTTGTTGTTTTTTAATACGAGAATATCTTCTATTTCCTGATGCCAGATTGGAAAGTGTACCGTAGCCGATCCACCTCGGATGCCATTTTGAGTGCAGCATCGGACAGTTGCCTCAAATTTCTTGAGGAACGGCACAACGCCAGTATGGGCAACCTCTCCGCCTCTAATTTTACTGTTGATACCACGGATTCGACCTGCGTTGATACCGATGCCTGCCCTTTGAGCAACATACTGACCAATAGCCATGTCACTGCTAAAGATGCTGTCGAGGGTGTCATCAATATCAACAAGAACACAGCTTGCAAATTGTCTGAGAGGCGTTCTAACTCCTGCCATGACGGGAGTTGGAATGTTGATTTTGTGCTTGCTGATTGCGTCATAGTACCTCTTTACATATGAGAGTCGTGTTTCCTTAGGATAGTCACGAAACAGCGTTGCCGCAATCATGATATACATTTGTTGTGGAGTTTCATAAATCTCACCACTGCTTCTATCTTGCACGAGGTACTTGTCAACGACTTGACGTAGACCTGCATAAGTGAAGAGATAGTCACGATCATTATCAATGAAACTATCAATGGTCTCCCACTCCTCAGGAGAATACTTGTCCATGATTTCACTGTCATATACACTCCCAACACAACATTCAGTTACATGGTCAAACAGGAATGGACGATAGTCTGGGTGACCACCATACACAGACTTACGAAGACCAAACAGCAGCAGACGTGCTGCTACAAATTGATAATTAGGAGCATCAAGACTAATCAAATCATTAGCAGAGCGAATCAGAATCTCTTGGATGTCGCTCGTCTTAATACCATCAAAGAATTGCAGATTAGCATTCATCTCTACCTGCGATTCAGATACGCCTGCAAGACCTCTGCAAGCGTGCTCAACCATCGTATGAATCTTATCGAGGTTGAGAGTCTCAACCGACCCATTACGCTTTACTACACTAATCTCACTCATACTTTTTTCCAGTTTGTAAACTTAACTTGTGCTTCTAATCCTTGGAAGGTGTTGCATTCTATCACACGATTTACATTGCGTCCAGCAAGCACCATGTCGTTAATATCTTTCTCTTTAATTTGAGAATCCCAAATGACTACCTTATGACCTCGTTGTATGGTCTTTGCGATACGTTCGACAATTTGTTTATTTCGTGGTTCGTTATCGTATATCCAAACAGAATCGCTAATACCCCAGTTGTTAATATCAAGGTCAGCTCCACACATAGCAACCGAGTTGCGAATGAAGAGCGAGTCCAGCGGTCCTTCAGTGACATAAACTGTTTGGTTGGTGTCGATTGAGTCAAGTCCATAAATCTTTGGAGAGTCCTGATTGAATAAAATTGTTATGTAACGTAGCGTTGCATTTGCAGCCAGAGATCTACCCTGGATGCCAAACCAATTACCGTCCTTGTCAATGAATGGGATAATAATTCTAGGTCGGTCATTCTGTAGATTCTCAAAAGTATTTGGGACTTTGGTATTTACCCAGCGTTTAAACCTGTCGGTATAGTAAAGAGAGGACAATTTTTCCTGAGGAATTTGCCTACCCTCCAAGTAGTCTCTCGCGGGGTGTCCTTTATTTAGGTCGGAGATTGATACAAGGTCATCGACTTTTTCAGCAAAGTAAGGTTTCGCTGACTTGTATTCTGGATTGGGAGTATGTCTACCCCTACCAGTCATGCCCTGCTTATACTTCTCCATGACATACTGATCATGAAGGTCTATGGCATTCTCTTTCAGGAAGTTAGAAAGAGACCTACCTACACCGCAGTTGTGGCACTTATAGATAAACTCCGTCTTCTTCAGGAAGAAATATCCTCGTGCTTTGTTTTTGTGCTTCTGAGAATCCCCACAGTAGGGGCAGCGAAAGTTATACAGACCAGACTTGACGTGCTTATACTTCTCTAAGCGGGTGCTGAGAAGTCTGATGTATTTGTCGTCAACGTAGTCCATGAAACCTTAGTCGCTTCAGGTAGCATACTCTGTTTCTGGGGCAGTGTCAAGATATTTCCGAAGAGTTGTGCTGCACCAATGACCACTACGGCTGCTGTCCCAATGCCTGTAGCAATCCATCGGAAGGTAGCAAGGTCATTCACCCTAGTTTCAAGACCTTCCAATCTTTTAATAACTGAAGTATGCTCTTTTGTATTTGCTGCCTTCACATCATCTAACATTTTAATAATAATTTGGTCATTCTTATCGCTCTCATTCAAGCGATTTTCATGACGCTCCAGAATGACAGCAACTCTATTGCTGTTTTCGCTGATGGTAGCAACTGCTCTCTCAAGTTTGTCGAGCATTTCTTTTGATAGGTCTTCATAGATATCGAGTTTGCTTTCAAGGACCGCTAACTTCTGGAGACCGAATGCCATTACTCTGCCCTCAATGCTTGTTGTCTTTTCTTCCAGTAGAATTGAATAACTTCATTGGGGTATAGACGCTTCACTTCGATGCGCTTAAAGTTTTCTGGGCGATAAATCTTGCGTAACTCTATCTTGATTTGAGATTCAGATTTTCCGTAGAGGACGTATTGCTCAGCCCCATCATAAGAGATGAGGAATGGTAGGAAACTTGTGTCTTTTTGTGCCCCTTCAGTCTTCAGCATGTCTGAGGTGGACATCGCGTAACGACGACGCTTCATTGGTTTTCGACGAGTCAATCTTGTGACGCCAGGCTCCGTCGCTGGTGGGAGAGATGTCTCAGCACCAGTGCCTACAGAGTTTGTTGGGGCGTCTTCGTTAATCATATATTGTTTAAGATTTTAATAACCTGTTCGTCAGTTGGGACTTCGGTTAAACATCCCGCTATCTCTGGATACCTGTCGAGATAGATTAGCAGAGTTTTGATTAATGACCAATACTCTTCTTCAAGTTTATACATCAGTAAAGGAATTGTACCTTCGCCAAATACATTGAATAAGATAATCAGGTGATTAATAACAAGGTTAACACGGAGGACACCAGTTTTCAAGTAACGTTTAAGTAGTCTCTTCAAATACTTAAACTTCTTCATGTCCTCCATGAAATCGTCAACGGTAACCGACTGTGGATTATCGTAATGCTTAATGGCAAACATCAAATAATTTTTTTCACTTAGAGATTCAAAATGCATTACGAGTTACGGCATGTTATCAGTCTACGAATGTCAGGGTAACGGTATCAGAGATAACTTCCTCAGCACCCGCAGAAGATGTGAGTTTTACGCGATACTGATAACCATCTGATGCTCCTGTAATACCAGTGAGTGCAAGTGATGCACTTGTTGCACCAGTGATATTTGTCCAACGTGCAGTAGTGCTGGTTCTACGCTGCCATTGATAGGTGACGGTGCCAACACTTGCAGTAGCAACAACACTGAATGTTGCAGCACCGCCAGAAGTATCTTGGTCAGTGGGTTGAGTACCAATGGTGATTGCCGATGCTACGTCTGCTGCGATGGTGTCGTCAGACTGAGTTTCATTAGCATTTGTATCTGGGTTTGTAATAAACGTCAGAAGTTCTGCTTTATGGCGAGTGTTACCAGCAGCATCGGTGTATGTGCGATATGCCCACCAACCAGGACTGTTAATTCCACGCAGTTTATTTTCTGAAAGACTAGCTTCAGTGCCATCACAGAATACAATAGTTTCTGTAGCAGACCCAGCGCCATTACCACGGGCGCGTCCTGCTTTTGTTTTATTAGTGTTTGAGTCAGTTCTCCCGTAAAGAGACATTGTGTTTCTCCAAATCGATTACCTATATTTTATTTATAAAATAGGGGAGGTGTATAACCTCCCCGAATCTATCAGCAACCCTTAAGCAGGGCAGTCTTTACAGTTGCGGCAATCAGATCGTCAACATCATTATCAGTAGTTTTCACATAACGCTCCAGCAGTTCCACAACCAGTTTCTTAACTTGGCATGACCCCATCAGTTTGAAAAGGATGGGTTTGATTACCAGCAGAATAGCAGGCATGGGTATTCTCCTAATAGAGGACTTACCCTATATAGGCTAGGAAGGCATTAAACCGCTACGTTGCTTATCCTTCTCAGCAGTTGCTTGAAGCATCTTCTGCTTCATTCTGTCCTTGATTTCTTTTTTCTTTGCCTCGTCCCCGCCACCAGCAGACCCTTCTGCACATTCCTCTGCAACCTTATCAGGGGTTGCATCTACCGCACCCTTGCCAGTTGGTTTCTTGGCAGGTTTGGTAGGAGTGCCCATGTCATGACATGTTGACTCTTTCTTTACTTCACCTTTCTCATAACCGATGCCGTCACCATCGTCATCCCACCAACGCTTGACTTTCTTTTCCTTATCCTTTTTCTTTGCTGCCTCTTTGAGGTCAGCAAGATTGGATTGAATTAGTTTTCTAAGTGACTCAGACATAAGGTCCTCTTTCCTAGGATTGATCGTTACGTTACCTTTCTTAGTAGTTTTTAGATAACTCTTCTCGCCGTTTGGCATCAGTCCATGCCCTCCATAATCTTTTCAATTTCTGCTTCGGTAAAGAGACCCGATTCAGACAGTCTATTTAGGAAATCAACTTGCTCTCTATTCAGAGACTTCTTCTCGTTAGGTGTCAGAGCACCACGTTGAGCACCTCTTGCTGCTTGCTTTTCCTTCACCTTAGGATCATCAGACTTGTGAGCATAACCATGAAGACCAGGGGATGATGAAGTAGTCTTACGGAAGTCACCTCTCTGCTTTCTAGCAAGATCAGATCTCTGCTTAGCAGCTTTGTCATTACCGAAGGTGGGTTTATCTGCAAGTGCAGTTGCTCTATCTGCTGCCTGACCACCACCAGTTGACTTAGCAATCTTGTTACGGATAGGTGCTTCATCATAACCACGCTTTGCCATCGCTGTGGCTTCCTTAACGCAGTCATTGACTTCCTTGCCACCCTTCATCTTGGTGCCACGCTTCTTGTAACCTTTCCAGCAAGAAGTGAAACCATTGTCGTCAACACCATCCATCTTCTTCTCAATCATCATCTGATGGAGGTCTTCGATGTCGATGTGCTCTTTGACTTGAAGACCCATATCCGAGGGGTCCTTGGCAGTCTTCTCGCCACCCTTACCGACAACGATATAACGACCGTCAGACTTACGACCAGTCACGACGTATGAGTTACCACCTGCTTGGACTACACGTCCGATATTACGGTCATCCTTGAATTGTGCTTTCTTCTTCTGGAGCATTTCACGCTCAACAGGGAATCCAGCATAACCTTCTACCACAGGCTCCCAGGCATCGAAAATCTCAATAACCTTATTGAGACCCTCATTCAGTCTTGCGGTGTTTACTGTGCCGCCAGTCTCGATTGCCTTGAGGATTTTAGTCTGCTCTTCCATGGTATAACCCATGAGAGCAGAGGATACTAGCATTTCTAACGTCATCGATTTAACCGTAAATGGTTCGTGTATTATTATTTAGTTTTGGCAGTTTTTCTAATCTCTGCATTGAATTCAGAGAATTTCTTAACTGCTTGTCCAGGCGTCATTGCTTGGACTGCCATTCTATATGTATCAGTTCCAACCTTCCAGTCGTTACCGCTACCATCATCAGCAGAATAGTTGCTCTGGTCCTGTGAAGTATCTGATGCATTACGAATTTCAGTCACATGTTGCAACC